GGTAAATGCATTGCGAAAAGCGGCTGCTTATATATTTTTTTAAATTGACTTCCTTCCCCTTTGTAAATTACTGAAATATAGAGAGTTACAGAAAGTACTAAAATGAAAGCAAAAAAGTTAGTTAAGAGAGTTCGGAAGAAGTCGGTTAACCAAAAAGCAACCCGTCGTATAGGTATCCCCGGGGTAAGTATGTTTCGTCTGGATCAGTTGAAGCCGGCTCCTTACAACCCGCGTGTGATAGTCGCTGAAGCGTTGGAAGGTCTGACGAATTCGATAAGCCGGTTCGGCTGTGTTGAGCCGATCGTGGTCAATACCCGGGGCCGGAAGAATGTTATTATCGGAGGCAATCAAAGATTCAAAGCACTTCGAAGTCTGGGGATCACTGAGTGTTTGTGTGTCACCGTCGACTGCAGCAAGGTCGATGAAAAGCTTCTGAATCTCACATTGAACAATCCGCAGATCCAGGGACAGTTTGCTAAAAAAATCGTTGAATATATCGAGCAGCTAAGACAGGAGCTGCCGGATGACACCGATTTTTTGAATCTGAGGATTGCCGAGCTGCAGATGGATTTAGGCCAGGGAAAAAGAGGCAGGATCCCCGATGATGATATCCCAAAGATTCATGGGAAGGCCAAGACGCGGCCCGGGGACTTATGGCTTCTCGGCAAGCACCGGCTATTGTGCGGAGACAGCACAAAAGAAGATGATGTCAGCCGGCTGATGAATGGACAGAAGGCAAGTCTGTTTGCTACGGACCCGCCATATGGTGTTGATTATACCGGCGATGATCGTCCGAAGGCGGGTAAGGATTGGTCGGATACGTTTCACGATATTGACGTAGACAAGGTAAAGAAGTTTATGAAGGATTTCTTTTTGGCTGGGTTAAAACATTTAAAGAAAAACTCGGCTTTATATTTGTGGCATGCCAGCGCACGAAGGAGAGATATAGAAAATGTCTGCGACGAAATCGGGATTTTAATCCACCAGCAGATTATCTGGGAAAAGCCCTGTGCCACGATGACTTACTCTTTTTATATGTGGCAGCATGAACCCTGCGTGTTGATGTGGGTCAAGGGAAACAAGCCGAAATGGAAGGCACATGAAATCAATGGCAAACGTCTTGGTACCGTCTGGCCCATTGGATATATCAGGTCCGGAGATCCGACCACACCGGAATATTACACGGATGTATGGCCGTTGGATTATGACGGCAAGAAAAGACCGGCCGGCATCGAGCATCCGACAGTTAAGCCGGTTGAAATCTTTGCTATTCCCATGCGGGTCCACACCAGGACAGGTGATATCTGCTATGAGCCGTTCTGTGATTCCGGCTCACAGATTATAGCTGCAGAAAAACTGGACAGGCGATGTTTTGCTATGGAGAAGGAACCGGTCTTTGTGGATGTGGCGATTGAACGCTGGGAGCAATGGACTGGCCGAAAGGCGAAGCTGGAAAAGACGAGGTAGGATACCAATATAAAGAGCCGACGCGAGCGGTTAGTATCGGACTGACCGCCTCAGCTGCAGGTGATAGCTGCAGCTGATTTTAACACGCCGGCTTAATCATAAAATTGTAAATAATAGTATCGGGGAAAGTCAGGGGCGACTTGACAGAACTTTCGGCCGTTGAGATAGCCAAAAAGCAGAGGTATCTATTTCTGCTGCAGAAGGTCAAGGAAAACAAAACGCTTTCAAAGGTCGAACTGGACGAATTGAGCAGATACGAGCGAAAAATGACCGGCAAGGTTCTTTTGGGAAATTTGAGGAAGCGGTCGACCAGACCATCGACCAAGCGGTCGACCAGGCCATCGACCAGACGGTCGACCAAGCCATCGACCAGACGGTCGACCAAGCAATCGACCAGACGGTCGACCAAGCAATCGAAGAAACGAACGAAAAAAAGCAAAAAGAAAATCCTTGTGGCGAAGCGAGTGCGGTTGCCTGTCGAGGAAGCGGAGATCCGAAGATTAGGTCTCGAATGCGAAAACCTGACCGAGGCAGATGCAGCAATCAAGAAAAGCAAGTCTTTGAAGGAAATATTCAAGAAACATCCGCAGCTCAGGCAGGCCTGGGACCGCGGCCGGTTTCTGCGGAATCTCAGGGGCCTGGCCAGGACCGGGGCAAGTATATCGGAGGCGTCAAAGAAGTTAGGGCTTGCGAGCGGCCAGGTCCTGCGGGCGATGATAGATGAGGATCAGGAAGTTGGTGACTTGTGGGATCAGACGCAGCTTGAAGTTTACATCGAGATTAAATCGGCCATTATTGAGGCCGCCAAGGAAGGCAAGGCGGATGCGGTCCGGGCGGTGGAGAGTTTTCTGCTGGACGAAAAAGAACGTCCCGAATTTGACCCTTCTCGTATAACAAAACTTCAGCTTGTCGAGATAACGGGCAAAACAAAAAGAACAATTACCACTTGGCTTGATAAGTTCGGCTTGCCGCGTAACGCTGATAATAAGACATTTGACGTGGGCATTGTCTGGGCATGGTACGAGGAGTTTCTGCTTAAAAAGGCACCGGTGGGAAAAGAACCGGCAGTTATCCTGGACCCGCTAAAAGCCATGAAGGCTGAGAAGCTGAAGGTGGAGCTGGCCAGTCATCGAAACGAATTGCTCGATAGGAACGAGGTAGTCATCGGCCAGATTGCATGGGTCCAGAATATCAAATCTTTCTGCGAGCGCGGTAATGATGAGCTATCGAGGCTTTGCTGTAACCAGCCTCGGGAGAAGATCGCGGAGATTCACCGAAGATTTTTTCGAGATTTACTTGCTGAAACGGCCAAGTACCCGAAAGAGTTCCGCCTGCCGGCAGAGCTGGGACGGGAACTTGTCAAAATTTTGCAAAAGTTAAAACCACATAATGACAGAGGATAAACTAACAATCATATTAGAAGCTAAGCCTGTCCAGCAGGAAGTACTCGAGTCATGTGCGAGCCACGATGTCCTTTCGCTGGCTGATTGGGCCGAGGACCGCTACATACTGCCCAAGGAAACCGCCGAGCTCGCGGGCCCCTGGTCCAACGACTATGTCCCGTTTATGCTGGAACCGATGCGGTGGCTTTCGGATATGGCAACCCGCCAGGTGACGGTATGTGCCTGCAGCCAATCGGCCAAAACTGAGCTGAGTAATATCTTGATCGGCCGGACCGCCGATGTCGCTCCGGCGCCGACGCTTATCGTCATGCCCCGGGAGAACGATGCCAATCGCAGGCTTGCTACGCGCTTACGGCCGATGTTCAAATCGACGCCGTCCCTATTGCATCACCTGGGCGGCAAGCTCGATAATCTGAACATCGGCAAAGAAACGATCCTCGATAATATGATTTTATACATTGCATGGGCAAACAGTCCGGCCGCCCTGGCTGACAACCCGGTATGTATCGTGATTCTCGATGAGGCGGCCAAGTTTCCGCAATCCACGGGTAAAGAGGCAGATCCGTACAGCTTGGCAAAGAAAAGGCAGCGGACATTTCGCACCCGCTCGAAGCTGCTGATCATGTCGTCACCCGTGGGCGAAGGTGACATATTCGATGCGGAATTCGAGAAAGGTGACAAGAACGAATGGCACGCGAAATGTCCCTGTTGTGGTGTGTATCACATTATGAAATGGGCCAACGTGGAGCTGGACAAAGATGCTGACGGCAATCTGCTCGGTGCCGAAAAATATAGGACCGGGGATCACGCCAGATATGTTTGTCCGGCGTGCAAAAAGCCATGGAACGAATATCAGAGATGGGATGCGGTAAGCAGCGGCCGTTATGCTCCGGAAGGATGCTCGGTGAACCCGTCCGGCCGGATTATGGGCGACGTCCCTGTAACCAGTCACCACAGCTGCAGGATCACGGCGCTCATGCTGCATCCGGCATTTCAGACTATCGATGACCTGGCCGGCGACTGGGCGGCCGCAATCCTGGCAAAAAAGGCGGGCAATGTTAAGCCGCTGCAGGATTTCGTCAACTCTCAATTAGCTGAGCCCTGGAAAGAAACAGAGAAAGCGACGTCCAGGAAACAGTTGAGATTCCACATCGGCACTTACAGACAAGGGACAGTGCCGGCCGGCGTTCAAATGCTGAGCTGTGGCGTCGACATTCAAATCGACCACGTCTGGGTGACCGTGGACGGCTGGGGATATCTGTCCGAGGTCTGGAGCATTTTCGAGGGCCGTTTGGAGACCGGCGATACGAGTGAGCTTGAGAACCTTGAGGTCCTTCGAAGGTTTCTCAAGACGCCGTGGGTTTCTCCGGATAATCCGGACATACCATTCTTTATTTACAGGACGGCCATCGATGTCGGTTATCGGCCGGAAGTGATCAAGGATTTCTGCAGACAATGTACCGAGCTTAATCTTATGCAGGTGCGGGGTGACGATAGTGTTCGGACCCGGCCATTCAGGGCAACCAAGATCGCAGGCGGGACGATGATCCGATACGATCTTAATGTGAAAGAATATAAAAACCGGCTATACCGGTTGTTATTTGACTCGGCCGTCCCTGGCCCGGGCTATTGGCATCTTAACGCAGATACGACCGAGGAGACGTTAAATCACCTGACAGCTGAAGAGCAGCGTCCGGTACGTACTCGGAGAAAGCAAAGGTACGAGCTGGTATGGGTACTGAAGAAAGAGCACCTGCCCAATCACCTCTGGGACTGCAAGGTGTACTCATCGGTTGCGGCTGAGCTGAGCGGTGCCCATTCGCTGCAGAGCCTGGAGGAGATAAAGCCGAAACAGCCGAAAAAGAGACGCGGGCGGTCAGGATTCCTGGATGACCTGCCGGCTTTGACGTAGGAATAAAATTGCGCATATTTTTGCGCATATTTTGGGAAGAAAGTGTTTTTTGGTGCGAAAAGTGGCAGAACTGAAAATTAGGGCGTTTATTGGTGGCAGGGGGGATAGAAAATGGAACACAGGGCATACTGGGGGTCCTAAATGGGCGAATATGGGGTTAAATTGAGGGATTAGTGACAATGGATGATTTATACGAATATTTGGGTGCTGTCTACGGATGGTCCTGGTGTAAGCATTGCAGGGAAAATATTTGGAAATTGTTGTATTGGCCGGCGCTCGAGTTCTGTGGTCGGCCGCCGCAAGTGAGCGAGGTCCGCGCTGGTGGTTTTTGGTCGGGCTTCATGTCGGAGGCCCGGGGCTTGAGCTGGGACAGGAAGTCACGCTATGGCAAAAAATAATACACGGATGTGAAAAATGACGAACGGATTTTTGAATGATCTGCCTGATCTGAATATGCCGGGCCGGCGAAAGAAAGAGAAGTCACCTGAGCCGAAGGATCAGCTGGTGCGCTATGTAAGACTCCGGTGCCCGAAATGCAGAAGTATTCAGGTCCCTGCGCAACATACAAATCCGGAGATTGATGGTAATATAATAAGGCATCATAAATGCGCTGATTGCGGACATACGTTCAAGAGCATCGAGGAAGGTTACCAGACATAAGATGAATTTTTTTTTGCGAAAATCACGGAAACCCCGTTTTTGAGCCGTTAAGCAGGATATCGGCTTAAAAAAATCTTCAACTACGTTCCAACAGTTGGAAAGTACCCCCTTTCATCTCTGGGGCTCATCTTGTAGTTTGTTATTCGATGATTCATCTATTTGCGTAATTGAAGAAAGGGGCTCGTCATGTGAGGTGAAATAATGGCAAAGGAAAAGCTAAAAAAACGGGCACCCAGGCGTTACATCAAACCGGTGTTTATCAAGCAGACGAGGATGACATTTCCCATGGATATCATTGCCAAGTTCAATGGCGGCCGGTTTTGTGTTCAGTGCAGCGGCTGCCATGGATGTAGATAAGCGAAAGGATTTATCACGGCTACGTTAGCAGCACAACTTGCAAGCGTGCAGGCGGCAATAGCGGCGATTGAGGCCGGCGCCCAGAGCGCAACAGTGGATGGTCAAACTGTGAACCGGGCGGAGCTGCGAACACTTTATGCCCGGGAACAAAGGCTGCTTAACAAAATCGACAGGGGAGACAGAGGCAGGATCACGGTAGCTGAATTCTGATGAGAGAAACGAGCCGAAAATCAAATCCGTTTTTACGCCGCTGTTCGATGGCTTTGGATGACGTCGTGGGAGTATTGTCACCACGTGCGGCCATGATGCGAAAATCGTACCGGTTCGGCTATGATATTCTGGACAAGCATCGAAGCCGGAAGAAACGTTCGGAGGAAGGCGGTACCGGGGACTGGCATTTGAGCCAGGAGAAGCTCGATAAGTTACGGGAGATCTGCCGTGACTTGGGACGTAATAATCCGCTGGTCAAAGGAATATTTCGCAAGCTGGCGACAAAGGTAGTCGGGACCGCCACGAAGATTCAGGCAAAGACCGATGATGAGGGGTGGAATCAGGCGGCCGAGCAGCTCTGGAAGGAAGAAATGGTCAACGTATCATGCGATGTGACCGGCCGATTCAATATTCACGCGTACCTGAAGAAAATGTATTATACTTATTGCCGGGACGGTGACATGTTTACGGTCTTCGCCGATGAGGGGATCCAGGCGATCGAAGGAGATCAGGTGGGCACGCCATACGGTAAAAAGAAAGCCGAACATTTTGAGGTGGTTAACGGTGTGGCGGTAAGCAAAAAGACCAAGAAAGTTATCGGCTATTATATCGGCAGGCCGAACAAGTGGGGTTACATCGCAAATGAATCCGTTCAAAAATACACCGCCGACGTGGTCCATCATGCTTTTAACTCGGACCGTTTCAGCTGTTCCCGCGGTGAGCCGGTTTTGATTAGTGCGGTCGATACGATTGATAAACTTTTTGGCTACATCGATGCCGAGCTGGTAGCCGCGAAGATCAATGCCTGCTTTCCGATGATGATTACGACCAAGGACACCAGCGGTCAGCCGCCGCCTTTTACCAAGGGCGTAAGCTCGAGCGGCAAAGATGAGTTTGACAGGCCGCTCGAGAAGATAGATCCCGGAATGATCTGGCATGGAGAGCCGGGAGAAAAAGCTGATGCAATAGGAGCGGCCCGGCCGACGTCGGCTTTTGACCCGTTTATTTTGCGCATCCTGATGATCATCGGCCAGCCTGTGAATCTTCCGCTTATGCTGATGACCGGTGATTATTCCGGGGCGACTTTTATGAATTCCCGGGTTGCCTATCAGGAGGCCCGGGACACCTGGTATGATGAGCAGGAGCTGGTTATAAAACCGTTTGTGAGACGGCTGTATTTGCTGAAACTGCAGCAGTGGATCCAACGGAAGGCCTTGTCGGAACGCGAAGACTCGGGCCGGTTTGAAATCTTATGCAAGCGCTGGCCTTATGTGGACCCCTGGAAGGAAGCCAAGGCCGATGAGCAGCAGCTGAAGAACGGTACAACCACGCGCTCGGTAATAAGTGCCAGGCAGGGACATGATTTTAAGAACCTTACGGATCAAAGGGCGGAGGAGGAAAAATATCTTAAAGAAAAAGAAGTGGTCCTTGTTCCCCCGAAAACGGAAAAACCAGCGGCTTGAAAGGAGATATTATGCCTTACGAAAATGAGCATTCAGCAAGGCTGAAAAATCCGAAGGATTTCGAGCCTGATAGTTTTCGGCGGACCAACGGTGGGACGATATACGGCACTAAAAAGGTGCCCAAGACGATCGCTATTATCTGGGCCAAGCTCAAAGGCAAGAGCAAGCCCAAAGATCCGGTAATTCCGCAGGCCTTGAGATTTTCGACCAAGAACTGGACGGTCCAGAAGGCCAAAAAATGGCTCAAGGACAACAACATAAAATATCAGAGCTTCGAGCCGGCCAAGAAAAAGGAGAAAAGCTCGATGTCAAACGATACCGCACCCGTCAATGCATGTATATTTAATGATAGTGCCGAGGTGACTTTCGCCAAGGGCGATGATGATAAAAAAAGCAATAACTTCCGGATAGTCGGCTATACCGGCGTGATCATGAAGGGTCATTGGTTCTGGGGCAACGTTGCCTTTGATTTGGAAGGGATGAAGTTTGCTAAAAGACGCACGCCGGTTCTCGCTGAGCATTTCAGAGATGTCCGGATCGGTTTCACGACCAAACAGGATATTAAAGACCAGGTGATTGTCGAAGGACCGTTCCTCGATAATGACGATGCTCAAAAACTCAAGGCCGATATGGAGAAAGGCTTTCCGATGGAGGCATCTTTGCTGGTGCCGCCTTTGATAGTTGAACATGTTAAGGAAGGTGAAAGTGTCAAGGTAAACGGGCATACCTTGAAAGGCCCGGGTGCTGTTTTTCGCAAATCGACCATCTTGGAAGTGAGCATGTGTGTGTTCGGTTTTGACAGCAATACGAAGTCCTCAGCGTATGCTGATAGTGATAATCAAAAAATTAAATTCAATTTAATTCAGGAGACCAATATTATGGCTGGTACAGAAGAAACACAAACAGTAACCGAAATCGAAAGTGTCGAAAGTTTTGCCGAGCTGTATCCGGAATTCCATAAAGAGATACTGGCTGTGGGACTGGCCGAAGGCCAAAAACAAGAGCGTGACTTATTCGCAGAGCTCCAGGAGGCCTGTGGTGATGATCATGAGCTGCTGGTCCAATGTTTCAGCGAAAGCAAAACGGCCGCCGAGGCCATGAAGCTTCTCGCTGATAAGCTCGGGAAGGAAAATACCAAGCTTACCGAAAAGGTCACGGAGCTCCAGAAGGCAAAGCCGGCAGTGGAAGCGGCCCGGGTCGAATTCTCCGATGAGGCTAAACCGCCCGGTGAAGAGACAGAAACCGGCTCTGCTGATGAGGCGGCCTTGAAGGCGGAATTTGCAGCATCCGCAGATCTGCAGGCTGAATATGGTGGTGATGTCAAGGCGTACGTGGCGTTTAAGAAAGCTGATGCTGAGGGCCAGGTCAGGATTGCCCACCAAAATAATTAACGGCACCCGGGCGGCATCGACTTTCAGACGTTATCAAAAAACAATATAAACAATTTAGTTAATGAGGTGGTCAAATGACGGACAAAAAGGATACCGACAAAAAGGATGCCGGAAAATCTGCAGCCGGCACGCAGGAACCCGAAAAACCTGCAGAGGACAATCAGGGTCCCACAACAGCAGAAATAAAGACGGTGGAGGATTTGGAGGCTTGTTATCCGCACCTGGTTTCGGAGATAAGAGATGAGGTAATTGAACAAGTCGGGAAGTGCACCGCCAAGAAAGTGAAAGAGAATATGCCCGAGCTCTACGAGCAGATTGTAGCGGAACTTCAAAGCAGGGGCGGTCCCGATCTGAACGTGCCCGGTTTTTTACTCAAGGTCGATGACCCGGTTGCCGCGGGCACCCTGCGGGCCTTTAAGAAACTGAAGGGGAATGATGGATTGAGTTTGCCCTGTGTTTTGCCCTATAAAGACAAGGCGACGAGGGCTGCCCTGGAGAATTACATACTGCGAGCGGATGGCTGCGGCGATCGCAAAAGGGCTGAAGCCGGCCGGGCGGCAATGAAAAAGATAAAGTAAACCCCATTTTGCTTTCGCAAGAAAGCGGGGATTTGAAGAATGAACGTGAAATAATGTTTTTTAGGAGATAGTCAAATGACAACATTAGATAAGGACAGTCCGCAAGTTCTGGTTACGGGCGATATGAATGCGATCGGTATTATCGCCGATGATATCGTCTACGAAGGCGCCATGGTCGGCGATGACGGTGCCGGTTACGGCCGGCCCCTGGTAGCGGGTGACAAGTTTCTCGGTCATAACATTTTTAAGGTGGACAACGCGGTTCCGGTCGGTGTGGCCGGTGCCAAGAATCTGAGGCTTCGGACGGGCGTGTATCGTATGGTTTGCTCACTGGTCGGGCTGATTACCGATGTGGGTCAGCCGGTCTACGCATCCGATGATCAGGTGCTTAGTTTCGCCGCATCGATCGCCGGGGTGAAAAATAGTTACGTGGGCAGGATATCGCGTTACGTATCGGCCACCAAGATGGAGATCGAGTTCGTGACCTGCGGGCAGGATGAATTCGACCCTAATCCCAACCGGTTGACCGTATCCGCCGCCCATACGACTGTGGACGTCGATAACGGCAAGATTATTTACGTTGATACCACTGCGTTAATATCATTTCTCGCAGCTATACCGGGCTACAAGATTACTATAGTAAATGGTGCTGGTTTGGCAGTTGCAGAGACCACGATAGATTTTAATGCTGCTGAGACGTCTCTCGGCGGCTGCGGTCTGGCAGCTGCTGGCACGCTGCTTACCAATACCAAGGAAACCGCCCAGCGAGGTGACTTCCTGCAGTTTATCGGTAGCCTTGCCACTACCGGCTGGAATATCGTAAACAAGCGAGGAATCTGGGTATCGTCGACTTAACCGGGAGGTTTGACAAGTGAAGAGCGGGTTCTCCTTTCGGACGGCCATCTGAGAGGTGCTAAGAACAGAGACGGCAGATAGGTGCCTATCCACCTATCTGCCGTTTTTTGTTGCCCGGAAAAATAGTAACAATACTTTTTTTAGGAGACTACAAATGGGAGCTCAAGGTTTGGGAAGTCGTGGGATCATCGGCAGATTCTTTGCCGCACTCGAGATCTACACCGGTGTATCGTGGATCGAGTTGGTTTCGATCCTGTTTGATTCAGACCAGGAATCCGAGACCTACAAATGGCTTGGCCAATCGCCGGCCCTGCGTGAATGGATCGGAGGCCGGCACGCCAAGGGATTCCGCGAGAGCGGTATCACGATCTTCAACAAGAAATTCGAGGCAACCCTGGACATACCCTGCGACTGGCTAAGGCGGGACAAAACCGGCCAGATCAATGTCAGGATTAACGAGTTGGCACAAAGGGCGGTCGGACATTATGGCAAGCTGCTCAGCACGCTCATCCTCAACGGCACCACCGGTATTTGCTACGATGGAGCGGAATTCTTTGCCGCTGACCATGAGGAAGGTGAAAGCGGTGAGCAGGCGAATCTGCTGACGTCGTCTACAGTTACTGCACTTGAAGTTGTACTCGAAACCGCGCCGACCTGTGCGGAGGCCATTAAGGCAATCCTCGGTGTTATTGCTCATATGCTGGGCATGAAGGACGATCAGGCTGAGCCGATGAATTCAGAGGCCAAGAATTTCCTGATCATGACCAGCGTAGCGCTGTGGCCTTACTTGGTCCACGCAGTAATGGGCGAGCCATCGGCAAATGAATCCAATGTTCTCAAGGAGCTCAAGAGGCAGGGCTTTACCGTCAGTGTTGTGGCAAATCCGCGGCTGACTTATACCAAGGAATTCGTAACATTCAGGACGGATGCACCGGCCAAGTCTTTGATCCGCCAGGAAGAGGAAAAACTCTCCGTGGGTGCGAAGGCTGAAGGCAGCGAATACGAATTCGACAACGATGCGCATCAGTACGGGATCAAGGCCATTCGCAACGTAGGGTACGGTTACTGGCAATACGCTTCGCACGCGACTTTGAAAACTGCGGTAGGTTGATTGGTTTCTTGGTTCATAGGTGAGAATTTAACTTGTCCTGGGCATAGACTGGTCGGACCGAGGCCGGGCTGTGCCCGACTTTCACCGGTTACTTTTCACGGGTGCACCTGGCACAAGGAGCTGCTATGGCACTATCAAAACAGGACCGGGCTTATATCCGCGAGGTCGCGGTCAACGCGGCTGGTGAAGTAAGTAAGCAGGTCATTGAGGACGTACTCAAGTGGCATACAGAGGCGTGTCCACATGGCAAATCGATACTTGCCTCGAAGTGGGGCTTGCTTGGGTTGTGTGTAGGCTCGGGCGTCGGCGGTGGCGGCATGGTAGCCGTGTTCATAAGAATATTTTCAGGGTGACTCTATGACGTTAAAAACTTTTGACGAAATTTTGCTGGATGACGCCGATATAGTTCTCGATGTTTTTGGAGTAGCGGGTATTTACCGTCCGGACGTTCTGAACAGGGAAATACAGGTGATTGTCCGGTACGTTACGGATGATGGCCAGGTTGCACCGGTGGTCAGGCACCGCAGCCCGGTCGTTAATATCAAAGTGGCCAATAGTTCCACTACCGGGATATCGGCCGAGGAGTTCGAGCAGGGCCACGTAATCAATATGCCTCCGCGTAAGGGTGCCGATCCACGGGACTTTCAACTGGCCAGGATTCTCAAACAGGATGCGGGGATGATTACCATCGAGGTGCACTGATGCTGGCAATAAAAGTTACAGTTGACGAACGCAGCTTTAAAGAAGCGGCACATATTTTGCGGGCCGTGCCCCGGGCGGTGCCGCGGGTATTTCGCAGGGCTATCGGTCGCACCGTTGATATGGCGGCGACGGATCTGAAGCGCCGGGTCGGTAAGCAGATTACAGCCAAGAAGGGAGATATTGCCAAGGGTATCAGTAAAAAAAAGACCACGTTTTACGGTTCTATAGGGGCCAAGCCGTTCCGGCCGGGACTGTTGGCATTCCCGGGCACCAAGCAAACCAAACGTGGTGTAAGCTATCGACTCAGCCGTACGGCCGGCAGGAAGAGAATAGAGCACGGTTTTATTGCGACGATGCCAAGTGGTCACCGTGGTGTATTTGTAAGAGGTGGACCATCCAGATTGCCGATCCGGGAGGTTCGAGGGCCGTCTATTTGGAAGGTAATTACCGATACGGCCGGCCTGTTGAAGGCGTGCACCGATGCTGCAGGTAAGCGAATGGGCAAGCTCATCAATGATTACATAGATTTAGAGTTTAAACGATGGCAGAAATAACTTGTTTTTTAGGAATCTCGTTATGACATTTTATGCAAACAGGGACCACATCGAGCCAATGTTCAGGGGCATAGCCTTTGTAATGATGGTACTCTTTTGCTTGTGCCGGGCAGTAATGGCAAGGCAGAGAATCCGGCCGGGGCAATTGGCCTTTTCTGATGGCCTTCTCCACGACATTTTTTGCCTTAATTCGTTCGGGATGACGAATTTTATATTGTTTTATAGCAGCGGCTTGGGCTTTTCTGCGTTTATCGCTTTGGGTGTAACTTTTTCGCGTAGCCTTACCCTTTTCGCTTTGGTCATAGCGTTTTTTTGCGGCCTTGCCATTTTTGCTTTTGTTGTAGCGTTTTATTTTGGCCTTGCCTTTTTCGCTTTGAAGATAACATTTTTGCCGAGTCCTGCCCTTTTCGCTTTGTCGATAACGTCTTTTACGAGCTTTATCTTTTTCTGTTTGTCTAGATTTGGTTTGATTGCGAATTCGACAAGTCTTGGTTATGATTTGCTCAGCCATAATCGTTTCTTCTACAAACGGTTGCGGTTAGGGCCGATTGCAAGACATTCTTGCGGTCGGCTCGATTTATTATACAAATCCCGGGGGGTCAATCAAGATTAATAATCATGGAACCGATAGTTGAGAAAATCGCTGTTTGGATTGAAGAGGAAATCAACGGTGTACAGGACCCGGGTGCTACGTTGACGCTGAGAGCGGTGCGTCCGAAGATCCTCGATTGGCAGGCATCGGATTTTAAACACAGCGATGTGATCATAGAAATCATAGACACCAGCACATTAAGCAAAACAACGAGTTCACGAACTGAATTGGCTACCTGGAAACTTTATGGCATCATCAGAACACTGCCGGCCAATACGGCAGCCGACACCACTCTTGGCCGTATGGCCGAGACAATACGAAAAACTCTTTTAGGCGGTAACAAAAGAGGCCAGGCGTGCGGAGGACTGGCCCTTAATATCGATTGCCCCGAGACCACTTACTCAATCATGTCGGGCGGGGTAGTGGCCGAGGTGACCGCCCAGGTAAAGTATGTAACCGCCCTGGCGGACGGTTATAAATCATAGGAGAAATTTCTGAAATCGAAATAAATTAGAAGGAGATTAAAATGACAGCGACCAACGCAAGAGTAGCGCTTGGAACCATATTGACTTTCAATGGCAATACTATCGGTGAAATACAGAGTCTCAGCGGTACCCGGTCCCGACGTATCATCGATATTTTGAGCTGTGATAGTTCAGATGAGGCGATCGAAAAGATTGCCGGGGCTTTGAATGAAGGCGAAGTAACATTTCATTGTATTTATGATCCCACCGATGGGGGTGCATACAATGATTTAAATACGGATTTCCAGCTTGGTACGAAAGGACTCGCAGGGAATGGGTGCTTAATTACCTATCCCACTGCCGGCAGTCATTTATGCGATGGTATTATCTCGTCGCTGAGTTTGCCCTCATTCAGCGAGGCCGACGGAGAAATCTCGATTGATGTCACCATCGCTTTAAGCGGCAAGGCAACTTTCACTGATATCCCAGGTTAAGGAGACGAATCATGTTAAGACTAGGCGATACGATTGAGTACCTGGTCGATGTGAGCAGCCCACCTAATCAGAAGGGAATCAGGGGCCAGACTAAAATCATCGACCGGGAAATACCATTGTGGACCGCGAGATTTCTTTTGCGCGGCGGTAAGGTCAGACTTTATGATCCGGCTTCACCGCTGCAGCTCGAAGAGGAAGAAACCGAGAAAAGTCCGGATGGTTCGGCCGAGGTTCCCGGGCCAGGTGCCCCCGGGCCGGATACCGAAGCCGGCACTAAAGCAAAATCCGCCACGGCGGATAAAAAAGAAAGGAGAACCAAAACCAATGGCCAACGGAAAAGTACCAACAAAAGAAATCAAACTGGCGATCATGGACCTAAGAAACCAGATCCCCAAAGAAGAGGTGGAAGTGGCGGGGGTTAAGGTCTGGGTACACGGCCTGACATCTTATGAGCTCGAGGAGTGGCGCATGTTGAGAAACAATCCGGAGGGGATAGACACCAATCTGTCGACGGCCAAGCTCTTGCAGCTTGCGTTGCGCGATGAAACCGGGGCAAAAATTTTCACTGCCAAGGAGCTGGCTATAATAGCTGGCTTGCCGGCAAAGGACATCGAGCCCCTGTCGAGAGTTGCATTGAGGCTCAGCGGATACGGTGTCGAGGCAGAGGCGGCTATACTAAAAAACTTACTGAGGACACCTGGCGGCGATGGCTCGTCCGAACAGCAAGAGAATACAAATGTTCCGTCACCGAGTTCCTAAAAAGGCACACCGGCTGGGAGCTGACAGAGCTTTACGTTGCCGAGAAGTACTGGCCAACTGGTGAGCCGGCCGATTCGCTGCGTACCTTGCTCATAGGCTTGATGCTTGCAGCTGGCTGGGGCAATAAAGAGGCTGGCAGAGAAGCTCAGAAAATTTGGCGGAAATTGACCGGCGCAGCCGAACCCGCCACGGCAAACAAAAGGGGAATGAGCGCCGAGGAAATTAAGCGCAAAATGATGGCGTTAATGTAATAGGATTTTAGGAGATTTATAATGAGTACAAACTTAACCGGTCGCACAGGTGTTGTGATCGACTTGAAGAATGTTAACGATCTGGAAACGAAGCTGGCTGACATCCTGGATGAGCTGGGCGTCGACACAAGTATCAAGTGGTCTTTTGGGGAAGGTATCAAAGCGTGCAATGTTCTCTATCATGAAAAGCACACAATTGCGGCAACTGAACAAAAAACGTTGGACATAAATGCCGGCTCTCCCTCCTTGAAGGACGCTTTCGGCGATACCTTAACGTTGAAAGCCATCAAGTTCTTGTATATCAAGAACACGTCGGCAGATCTGAGGGTTGCAATATTTGGCAAGGGGACCCTCGATTTACTTATCATGGATGGCATGACAGATAAGCTGTGGCTGGAAAAGGAAGGCTTTTTTCTTTGGGCATGTCCGACTGCAGCCGGGGTTGACACTACGGTCAACAAAAACCTGGAGCTGACCGTAGGGGCCGGAACAGGTTCTGCAATAATTGATGTCGTAATATTAGGGCTGAAAGTGTGATGTTAGGGCTCGATTAACCGGGCTGGTGGTAGAAAGCATGCGTTGATGAGCAAGCATCGCTCCTGGAGGCAGCCAGGGGCTTTCCCGGCCTTAATAGGGCATGGTTCGATAATTTTAAGCATGGGTTAAGACAATGGCGGATTTGAAGCGAAGAATAATAGCGGAGTTCTCCGCAAAAAATAAGGCCAAGGGTGAGATGGCCGGTTTTCGCAGCGATATGGATAAAACGGGCGAAGCCATGCAGCGTATGGCTAAGGGTGCTTTGGTTGCGGCCGCTGGAATTGCCGGTAGTTTTTATGTAGCCAAGAGAGGATTTGATTACGTTACAAAGGCTGCTATGAAACAGGAGGATGCTTTATTTTTATTAGAAGCTGCATTGAAAGCTGCCGGAGAATATACAGATGAAGCGATGAGAGGATTTGAAGCATTTGCTGCTTCTATACAAAAAGCAACCGTATATGGAGATGAGGAAGTTCTTGCCTTGATGCAGCTTATGAAATCCCTCGGAGTAACTTCGTCCGGACTTGAGCAGGCAACAAGGATGGCTATCGGTCTCGCTGCTGCTACCGGTAGGGATGTCAGATCAATGGGTATGTATATCGCTCTGGCTCAACAGGGAGAGTTTACTATGCTCAGGCGTTTTATACCAGCGCTTCGTAAAACCACTGATGCAACCGAGCAGTTGCGGATAATGACTGAATTTTGTGCGGGAGGGTTCAAAATTGCAGAAGCACAGGCGGAAACAACTTCTGGTTCTTTGAAACAAATGTGGATGGCGGTTGGTGATTTGGCAGAAGCGATGGGTAAGCCATTTTTGGATACAATGGCTGAAGACGCAGATAATTTAAAGACTGCTATCGAGGGTTCAACAAAAGCTGTCGAAGAATGGGAAGAAACGATAACTTCTGATTTTGTAAAACCGTTAAATCAAAAAATATATCCGGCACTTAAGGTAGTTATTACAACAGCCGGGTACTTAGTGAGTGGCATACATACCGTTCGTGCAGCCTTTACACAATTATCGGGTGGTGCCTTTGTGGCAGCCGGAGGAATTATAATTGCTTTCGGTGAAATAGAATCAGCGCTGGAAAAATTAAACAAAGTTGCGGCGAAGAGCTGGTTAGGCAAAAAATTGGATTTGCCGGTAATAGATAAAGCGGCGGGAATTTCAGCATTGGGGAAGGCCTTAATAGAAGAAGGGAAAGCTTTAGATAAAGCAGCCGGTGAAATGATGTTAGATCTCCCTTCGCTTAAAATTGCCGAAGGTTTTAAAAAGTTCGATAAAATTATTGAAGAAAGTCGCGCCCCTAAGAAACTGTCCATCGAAGAGCAATATGAGGAAGTCCTTCGTAAAAAGATTGCTATGTTTGACGAGGAGTTGGCAGCGAACCAGAAAAAAATTGATACTTTGAAACAAACAGAGGGATTTTATCTTGAGGCGACTACCGAAGCTCATCGTAAAGCGGCCGGTGAGATAGATAAGGTGTGGACCGAGATGTGGCTTAAGGAAGAAGAAAAGGCATACCATGCAATGCGGGCACCGATTATTGAGGCTGAAAGATTAGCAGAGGAATCGGCTGAGAGACGTAAACGAATTGCTGAAGATATTGCTCTGAGTATGGCAAGTTCATGGTCAAATGCTATAGACCAAATGATGTTTGAAAGTAAAAAGTTTTGGGATGCAATGGAAGAAATGGCCCGAAGTCTTTTACGTGAGATAACCCGGATAATTATGTACAAAACATTCGCCGAGCCAATGGCATATAATATTATGGGTTTGGAAGCACCAGGGGGCGGTCCTAACTTAGGACGATTGTTGTTGAGTGGGATTACTGGTTTGTTCGGTGGTGGACCAACAGCCGCAGCAGCGGAAGCACCTTACGTCGCAGCTTATGGTGCACCTTGGACAACTGTGCAACACGGGGGAGAAGTTACGAAAACAGGCTTGGCTGTTATACATAAAGGTGAGAAATACTCAGGTGTAGGTGGAGGTGGTGGTAATCTTGATGTCCACATCCACAATGAAGGGGAGGGAAAGTTCGAGATTAGCGAGGTGGAGGAATATGCAATTTCAGACCAAAGAATTATCGACGTGACCATAAGGGCCGCGGCAGAGTATGGACCGTACCGGAGGAGTATTAGACAAGTGTCAAGGTGAAATATGGCTGATATTACAGTTACACCAGTTACGTTGCAATTGGCTTTAACGCAGCAAGCAATAACTTTGCCAGGTGCCACACATAAGCAAAGTGTCTCAACCCTCGAGCTTGCTTTAACGCTACCACCACCGGCAATAGTTTGTTCTTTCCCGGGCATATCACGGAAACCGAGTCAAACTTTTAGCGATGAGCCATCAGATCAAGCGGTCCTGATTGCAGATGTGGCTTCAGGTTACCCTGTGCTTAACAAACAGTTCACTTTTGATCCAAGGACGTTCAGCTTCGAACTGCCCGGTGTATCCGAAGCGGACAAACTGGTAATAATGGCGTTTTACGAAACCCACAAAGATATCCCATTTCCCTGGTACAACGCTCAAGACAAAACGTGGCATGAAGTTGTTTTTGTTAGTAAGCCCGGATGTAGGCTTGATGGCCGGGGAGATCTGTGGAGGATACAGTTAAACCTAAGACAAACAAGTCCGGAGGTAACATGATAACGATCGATGGTAAAAACTATGTAAGAATAGGGGACAAGCTAGTTGAGGTTGACCACCTTGATGCAAGTGGGAAACCCGTGCTTAAATGTTGGTCAGAAGAAACACCGAATGCAAATGGTGGTATGGATTGTACTGTACACGTACCCTGCTTACAAATAGCAACCGAACAGCCGCCACCTAAATAGAAAGGAAATAACATGGCAAGCGGAATGTATGATAGGTTCAAAGCAAATCTAATGAACGGCGAGGTGGACCTGGGTAATGGTGGTGACGTTATCAAGGTCATTTTGATGAAAGAGGCTCATTCGTTTACATCTACACACAATGTCATCGGTGATGTAGATGCCAATGAGCTTGATGCCGGAGGTGGTTACACGCAGAAGGACAAAGTGTTAGCGGGTCAGGCAGTCACACAGGGTGCCTCTACCAAATGGGATGGCACTGACGTCGAGTGGGCTGGTGCAACTTTCTCGACGTGGCATGCAGTCCTTTATGATGATACACATGCGACCGATGATTTGATTTGTACGATTGATTTCGGCGGCGAGAAAGCTGTAGCTGCTGGTATCTTCAAGATAAAGTGGCATGTAAATGGTATTATTAATTTAGCCACAGCAGCGTAATTAGACTGAGGTGGTACAGTGGCTGATGCTTATACGAAACTGCTGCTTCACTGTAATGGTGCAGATGAATCCACGGACATACCGGATTCTTCAGACTCTGACCATGAAATAACTTGCCACGGGACGGCAGAACTTGATACTGCTCAAAAATGGCAAGGTACAGCTTCTGTTCTTCTTGATGGCGACAGTGATTTCTTAACCGCTCCTAACCATGTAGATTGGGATTTTGGTGCTGGAGATTGGACACTTGACATTCGGGGAAGGTTCAATGCTCTGCCTGCATTAGACACTGGGGTTAGTTTGTTTTTCCGGTGGCCCGATACTGCCGACAAAAGTTGGCTTGTGGTTATTCTGAATGATGGTGGGGTTTATAAAATCCGGTTTCGTTGTTCAACTGATGGAACAACTGAGGCAACAGCAATTCAGTCTGATGCTCTTACGTTAGCTGTAGATACCTTTTATCATTTTGCAATAGTCAGAGACGGTAACACTTTACGCTTTTTTCACGATGGTGTGGCAAAGGGTACAGGTGACTTAACTGGCTTAACGCTTTTTGATAGCTCAACTGAAATAACCATAGGAGCACACTCCGTCCATACGACAAAGTTTTTTAACGGCTGGCTTGACGAAATCAGAGTCAGTAAGGGTATTGCAAGATGGACTGAAGCTTTTACACCACCAACTGTAGAATATGGAGATCTTACTGTTGAAGTGTCCACTCTTGCTTTAGCTTTAGCTTTACAAGCACCAAGTTTAGCATTTGACTATACGGTTACACCACCGACATTAGCGTTAGCTTTAACACAACACGCACCAACGGCGTATCCCATTATTACTGTCACACCGGATACACTAGCTTTAGCATTAACTCTACAGACGCCAACGACGCATTCTTCTGTTACCGTTACACCCGCTACGCTGGAGCTTGCGTTGACGCAACACGCACCAAGTTTAGCATTTGACTATACGGTTACACCACCGACATTAGCGTTGGAGTTAACTCAACATGCACCAATAATAGTGATACCCTCTGATGTGACGGTATTTCCCGTTACACTAAATCTTGCCTTAACACAACATGCACCAATAATAACTATGCGGGTTACCGAAATACCTCCCTTCATGCAGCAGGACCTTATCGATCCTTATAGCGGGGGGGCATGGTTATGGCTTGTCGAAGTTGCCGTGCCTGGGTATGACGTCGTAAGAATAGCGCGTAACACTGTAGCTGTTATCTATAGTGGCGCATTATTTGGAAAAGGTAACTTTAATGTCGGTAGACAAGCTTTGACAGGCGACGGTAGCGTACCTAAAATACAATTACAAGTTGCACAAGATCGTGGCCATAACTTAGAAGCTATTGTTAACGCGACTAAAGGTGGTGAAGGTGGTCAAGTCAAAATCATCAGGACCTGCGAGAAATTTCTGGAACATGCTGTTGGTCAGCTGGAAGCTGAATATGATGTATTGACTGCCGGAAGCGATATCCAGTGGGTAACATTTGTGCTCGGGATACCCAGTCCATTGACACAACGTATCCCATTGTGGTTGTATAGCAGCAAGGTATGTCCGTTGGCAACACCAAGTCTTTTCAAAGGCCCAAAATGCCAGTACGTTGGTTTGGATACTGTGTGTACTGGCCTCCTCGAGGATTGTTATGCGAAAGGTAATGCTGTTCATTGGGGTGCAGAGGCAGGGCTTGACCCGAATGCAGTGAGGATATAATGGAAACTATATTGGCACAAGGTATTGGGATGTCATTGGTATTGATATTTGAAATGCTCATGCCATATGTGATAACTGTCGCTATTGGTATAGGTTTGGCTTATTTAGGAGGGGTATTATTTGGACCAGATATGCCGGAGGCTGATACAGGTCCTACACCAGATGCACAAAGCCGTAGTTGGAACCCATTCTCGACACAACAGGAAGGTCTTGCCCGTCCACGGGCCTATGGCAAAAATATGCATCATGGCAATATTGTTGCAAAATGGACAGATGTCACCCCCGGCGATGCACGTGAAATCCTCTATATGATAGTCGAGCACGGCGATGGTCCTACAAAAGGTATTGTTCCCGGTGAGTTTTGGTTGAATGACCAACCTGCTGAAAACTTTGGTAACGTGCAGATACAGGAGCGTGTAGGTACATTTAATCAGACCTGTATGGAGGGTTTTGAAAAATCGAAACTCGAATATGAACTGAACAACACGCTTCTAAAAGATGAGCCGATAATCTTTACTACGCATAATGACTATTTTGACGACCTGGAGTACACATTGTTGTGGCCGTATGGCCTCCGTAAATATCACAAGAGTGGTGGTATGGACTATTCTGCATGTACAATCAAAGTGCGTATACGAGAGCACGATCCACCCACTAGCTGGACAACAATCTTTAACGAAGCTATTACAGTTCGTCAGGTTACACCGCTGTTCAAATTATATAAGGTTAGTGATTTATGGCCTAACATAGAAAGAGGTGTACAATATGACCTCGAATTCACTAACTTGACAGGACCTAGCGAGCGTCATGTCAATGATGTCACTCTCCGCTCCGTAAGGGAAGTCATTGATATTCCTTTCACACGTCCTGGCAAAGCCTTGGTTGGTATCAGGTCAATTGCGACAGCACAACTTCATGGACGTCTCGATGTTAAAATTGTACGTGAAGACAAGCTTATATGGACTTGGGATGGTACTAATTGGGAGATTAAATACTCCAGAAATCGTGCATGGGTTGATTATGATGTGTTAACACAACCTGTGATCTCAGGCGACGGTTCTGAAGAACATCCTTGGGTGATTGAACATTATGAAGGTCTCGACCCATCACGGCTTGATCTTGAGTTTTTTTACAATTGGGCAGAATTTTGTTCTACACAAGTACTTGATGGTTATGGTGGAACTGAAGACCGTATAGCATGTGATACCATACTTGATTTCCAAACAGATGTGTGGACGTTTGCTAATGAAATTGCGAATATCGGACGGGCCCATCTGTATTGGCAAGGACACGTACTGACTGGGTGGATTGACAAAGAAGTTAGCGAAGTAACTGCGCTAGTCACAATGGACAACATAATGGCACGTAGCTGGAAGAATGCTTGGAGTGAGAAAGATGAGCTTGCAGGCAGAGTAGAAGTCTTCTTCAATGACTCGCGTCAAGGTTACGAGCGTACACATGCACCATTACCAAACGAGAGTGCTGGTCGGTATACTCGAATAATTTCAATTGAAGGTGTTGGCATTACCACCAGAGGTACCGCAATCCATGTCGCGAACCATGCACTTAAGCGTAACGAGCTGATTAGAAACGTCAACAATTTCAGGCAATATAAAGAAGCGTTTCGCTATAAGCTTGGCAATGTTATAAGGATACAACATAAGACACCGGACTGGGGTGAGAACTATCGTGTAGTCCGGCGTTCAGCTAATAATAAAGTAATCCTCGATCGTCATCCCACAGCATCAACTGGTGAACTTGTTTACATACAGAGTTATGATACAACGCAGAAAAAAGTGCGGATAGATTGTTATACTGTCTCAATTGTGGTGGGCAAGGTATTAACAATAACAGGGACCTGGCTTAACCGCCCTGCTAAGAATTGTGCAGTAGCGATTGGTAAGGATGGTGAAATTCAGCTACGACGCATTATTAAAATTGACGCTGCGCAAACTAACTACTTTGATATCACTGTTGAGACTTATGACACAGCTTTGTTCACTGCAGACGATTTAGACCCGAACAATCCTGACCGGAATTATATTTGGTCGCAACCTGCTAGTCCGCTTCAACGTCCAATAACACTACAAGAAGTTATGGATATAATTGCCCAGACAGTGATACCACAGCTCGATGTAGACTCGCCGCGTACCTCAAATTGTACTTGGAGTGGTAATAGCGTTGATACCGTCACATGGGCTAAAACTGACGCAACCGAACCTATCCAGTTCAGCTATAAGGGTACGACCTACGAAATAACCCCTGACTCAACAACTGACGAGTTCATCTATTGGGATCCAAACTTCAGCACGACATTTAGAACAACTAATAATGCAGCAGTTGCGGTTACATTAGGTAAGTGGTATATGTGTCGCAACGTAGCCGGTATGGCGTATGTAACAATACCTTTCTCAGCAGTTCATGCAGGTGTGCTTCAAGCTGGAACGATAACGGCTGCACTCGGGCAAATAGCTGATTTAGCAGTAGGCACCTTAAAAATACAAGATAACGCAGTAACATTTCCAGTGTCAGCTTATACTGAAGCAGGTTGGGTAAACGGCGATGTGCAATCGGTATCTATTACGACAACCGGAGCACCACTTATTATCATAGCTTCTTGTAGAGTTAAGTGTCCAGGTACTGCAGAAGTGCTGTTCAAAGACTATTATCTAAAGTTATTTAGAGATGCTAATGAAATTTATACAAGTGGGGTGCTTAAGCTTTTTGTGTGGGGTGAGGGTATAACTGGATACACGTTGACTACAGTAGCTTTCAGAGAAACGCCTGGTGCAGGGACGTATACGTATAAATTAAATTTATCGGGTGCAGACATGACAGGTGCACAACGTTTTTTATTCGTTATGGAAACAAAAAAATGAAATACATCATTTACAATAAGGTAGGTAACATACTCCGAGTAGTTGAATGTGTTCCAGTTATAAAACATTTACAAGTAAAAGAAGACGAGTTCATAATGGAGGGCACTGCTAACGATGTTACACAGAAAGTAGTTAATGGTAAAGTAGTCGATAAAACACCTAAGGAGATTGAAGTTGTACAACCACCAGAACCGAGGTTACTCAAAGAAAAACAACCTGCATATATCACCAACGAACAATGGCAAGACGTCTTGAAGAAGCTTGACAAGTTAGAAACTTGCTTAGCTAAAAACGATGAATAAATCGAAATCCGACCGCCTGGGCATCATCGGTAAGTTGAAACTCAATATTGAATTTGGTATTTTTTGCCAGGTCTGTTGACAGGCCGATGAAGCCGCCCAATTCCGAACCTTGTTCAAGGTCAGACGAACCCTGGACAGAAATCTCACCTACCTTGCCTCGAAGTTCTACGTCGCCTTTAACAAAGTGAAGAAATGGACCTCCGTATATGGAAATCTTATCTGTGACCTGATAAGTTGGTCCCGCTGCGAGCTGTATTTCGAGCATGTTCATAGTTGCAGAAAGAGAGACGTCGGAACCGTTGACCGAATAAGTTTTCTCGTCAAAGTCAAGGCTTACGTAGCTGAGCTGAGCCAGCAGACCCCACTTTGTCTTGCCATCATTGGATTGATAAAGCGTGGTTCTAAATCCCCCGCCAATGTTAGGACTATAATCACCGTCACCGATGGAACCTCCAAGATTCTCCCGATTTTTGCCTTTGTCCGGACTGGCATCTGTTATGCCCAACCGCAAAAATAAGTCATAATTATTCCTACCAAGAAGGGACAAGATGTTAACGTTAAATTTGTTCATCTTAATAGTTTCGATTTTAGCGGAAGGAAATTGCAGGGTTCCCAGGGGAGTTGCCACAGTCAGGCTGTCGGTATGTAGATCCATTTCGTTATAAAGATATTCCAGGCCGGCAATAAACTGGTTCTTGTTTGAAGTTGTTACTGGCGGTCCCAGCGGATCCAGAGCAAAGGCATTCGTAATCAAAAGCAAAAAACCGATTGATGTAATAATAGTTTTTTTCATTTTACACCTTCCTTTCATTGAGTTTTTTTAATTCATCTCGAATTTGTGACAGAAATTCTATCTGTTCATTGATACGAAAGATCCAGCGGGTTATCGCTATCATTATGGTAACGAAAATAACGAAGATTAATATACCGAAAATAATCATTTTTCATTCCTCTTAAAAAACCCGCCGCCCAGGTTATGAACGCAGACCAATGCGCTGAAAGATGAACGGCGGGCAAAAGCTAATTGATTATTTTGGTCTTTGTCCATAACTGTTATGATTATCAACTATCGGCCCGGAAATGTCAAGAGAAATAATTAAGTTTTGTTGCTCAGATTGCCGAAATCGCGGCCAAGGGTGTTTATTGGTGGCAGGGGGGGTAAAAAATCGAACACAGGGCATCCTGGGGGTTTTCTGGTGTAAACTGTGGGGTAGGTTTCCGGGGGCGAAATAAAATTTATTCTTGGACAACTGCTCAAAAACGGCGATTTCGGGAAATATCTGATAAATTGGCAGATTTTTTGAAAATAATCTTTGAAGGTTTGACTTAGAGTGATACCATGACGATGTAACATAACGGGTATCGATAGGGATATCGAGATTGTGTTGCTTGGCAAAGCAAGGGCGAAGCTATGCTCGGCAAAGCTAAGCGGTGCAATGCTCGGCATTGCAAAGGCGAAGCAAAGATGATTGGACCGCAGACGAAAATTTCAAAAGATTTTTTCAGGGTGAGTCGTCATGTGCCCGTGTCCTGCGGGAAGTGTGCGGTCCAACTCACCCTGCTTTTTTTAATCAAGAACGTCAGTAACCCCCAGAAGATCCCTGGGCGGCCAGATATGGATATAGATTTTTTCTGTTGTTCTGGTATCGGCATGTCCAAGGCAGGCGGAAATAAACTGGACGGGGACACCTTTTGTGTAAAGAGATGTTGCGAAATAATGCCGCAAAGCCTGCGGACCAAATCGCGGTATCCTGGCGTGCCTGGCAAGTTTTTTACACAGATAATATAGGCTATTTTTTTTCTTATAGTTCTTTGTCAAGTTCAGATTGGTGGAATTAGGTTTCCGGGAAACGTTGTTCAGAATTTTCTGGCAGGTTTTATTTAAAGGAATTATGCGAAAGCGGCGGCCCTTGCCGACCAGCTTTATGAAGCGCCGGTCCTGGGAGATGTTGGACCAGGTAAGTTGTTGAAATTCGCTGCTGCGCAAACCCGTATGGAAAAGGAAAAGTATTATGTCCCGTTCCTTTGGATTGCAAATGCTGAGGACCTTCTGGTATTCCTGGTCATCGAGCACCCGCACTTGCGGCGGGTCCTCATCGAGCATCTTAATCTTCAGGCAGGGATTCGGCAGATCGTAATGTTCGGTCAGCCAGCGGCAGAAACTTTTCAGGGCCGTAAGATGTGCATTGGCCGTCCTGTTGATATATTTTTCCAGAACATGCTCGAGGTAGCGCTCGATGTGTATGGGCTTGAGGTCGGAGATGTAAGCCGGGGCAAATTTGGCGAACCGTCCGATAACCATTCTGTAATGGATTTGTGTGCGAAGTTTGTAACGCCGATTATAACTGAGCCATCCGATGGTTGCCTCCGTGAAGAGCATCCGTGCCCGCCATTGTAATAAGCGAGCTCTCAATTTACGCTCCTCTCTAAAAGTATTATACGGACAAGATGCCTGGAAAGTTTCAGAAAAAATCGAGGGTTTACTCAAAAAGAAAAGTTATCAGCTTGGGAAGCTGACGCTCTACCTCTGAGCTACGCCCGCGAATTTTAACATTTCTGAAACACACCGCATTCTACCAAATCGGTTCGTAAATTGCAAGTAATTTCTTAACGGTGATCCATCACTCACTGGCGATTTTGTGTGGGCGGGACCGGCCATTATGGTGTGCGGTCCAATGGAGTGAGAACGCTGGGTATGGCTAATCGCCGGAAAGGAGACTTGAATTAAAATGGCAAATATAGCTTACATCAAATATCGACCTTCAGAGGTGACTGCCCGTATTTTGGGGTTTTCTAATACCATCATCGATGAATTTCAGGCGGATGGGTTTGACGTTACTCTAAGGCAGTTGTATTACAAAATGGTAGCACGGGACCTTTTCCCGGATGAGTGGAGAGATGAGGAAGGCAACAAAAACAATCCGAAATCATACAGAAAGTTCAAGGCGGTTATCAAAAACGGCCGGCTTGGCGGATTTGTTGACTGGGATGGAATTGTTGACCGGACCCGGAAATTAGAAAGTAATTCACATTGGGAAAGCCCATCGGAGCTCATCAATGCCTGTGCAAACCAGTTCAGGCTCGATTCGAGAAAAGACCAGGAAATCTACGTTGAGGTTTGGGTTGAAAAGGAAGCCATGGGCGGCGTGTTGAAATCTATCTGTCCTAAGCTTGATGTGCCTTATTTTGCATGCAAGGGTTACGATTCCTTGAGCATGATATGGCGGGCAGCGATGAGGTTCAGAAAAGAGGAAGAACGCAGGGAGGTTTTGTTGTTTTATTTCGGAGACCACGATCCGAGCGGAATTGATATGGCCCGGGACATCCAAGACAGACTCGATATGTTCGGATGTTCGAATACGATGGTAGAGCGGATCGCGTTGACCATGGGGCAAGTTGAGAAATACAAACCACCGTCTTGTCCGGCGAAAATAAAAGACAGTCGCTATGAAGGTTATCGAAAAAAATATGGCGATGAAGCCTGGGAGCTTGATGCCCTGGATCCGCGAACAATAGTTGAGCTCATAGAACAAAAAGTCGGCGCTGCTACCGACTGGCAAAAAAGAGATTTGCTCCTGCAGGAACAGGGAAATTGCCGAGAGCAAATCCGCGAAATAGCTGATTCGTTAAAAAATAAAAACTGATAGATTTATAGAAAGGAGATGAAAATGTCACCGCATAAATCAGCTTTAGTTATCCAGCGTTATGCTAAAGAGGCCATCGAAGGATTACGCACACAAGGAGCAACAGCTGATACCGAACATCGCTTGGTCGATATTGAGGCCCTTGCCCACGATATTGTTACTGATCTTAAAAAAAATCTACCAGCCGATTCACCCTTGTTGAAAATATAACAATTGGCGGCCGGCACTATATTTTGTTCCCTGCCGGTGGGGCTGGGACAAATAAAAATGGAATTTAGAATAGGAAGCGAAGATATGAAAAATCCAGAATATTTTCGGTTAATCAAAGATGAAAGTTTTGTTGGTTTTAAACGTGTGATTACCGAATATCTGCCAGCCGCTGGAACCAGGTGGCAGCTCGACGAGATAGAGCATGATCCGGAAGAGACCCAAAGATTGAGCAAACCGGCAATGGGTATAGAAACTTTGAAAAGGGAAAGGATCAACAGTAATACATAAATCAAGCGAGGATGCAAAATGTTGTGTAAAAATGTCATAGAAAAATTCAACAAGTTAGTCCCCTTTCCGATAACATCCGAGAAAATCAAGGCTGCAGGCTACGACGTAGGCCAATATCTCAAAAGCATAGGAGAAGAGTTAAGTCAATGCGAAGATGTTGATGAGCATCCGCTGGCAAAGCGCATTAGTGGTATGATACAAAAAACGTTAAGGATGACAAATGAGAGTCGGCATAATTAATATCGAGCCGAAAATTTTCAATACTGCGTACATGCAGATTGCGAATTATTTCAGGCGGCGGGGTGATAATGTCGAATGGTGGAGTCCAATCACGCACAGGCAATTCCACGTTGTTTTCTGCAGCTCTCTATTTGACTACACAAACAAATCGGAAATACCAGGTGACGTGATCTGTGGTGGTACGGGTTTCGATGTCACTTCAAGGCTTTCAAGGGAGATGGAGAATTGCGATCTGGATTATGATATCTATCCGAAATGCCGCAAAACTTTTTTGTGGTTTTCGAGGGGATGCAACAAGAAATGTCCCTGGTGTGTTGTGCCCGAGAAGGAAGGGGGGATCCACCCGGTGCCTGTCAAGAACCTGAACCCTCGTGGCGAATATGTGGTTGTTTGCGATAACAATTTTTTTGCAAATCCGGAATGGTTCGAGGCGGTAAGTTGTTTGCGGCACCTTAAATTTGCCCTGGATTTCCAGGGCATTGACGTAAGGGTAGTGACAGGATATCAGGCATTGACGTTATCCCGGCTGCGCCATTACAAGCGGATTAAGTTCGCCTGGGACATCCCGGAAGACGAACGAAAAGTCCTGGCCGGCATAAATTTTCTGGTCAAATATATCAAGCCCTATCGGCTGATGTGCTATGTTCTTATAGGCTATAATTCCAGTGAAGAACAGGATTTACATCGGATAGAAACATTGAGGAATTTGAAAATTGATCCGTTTGTCATGCCGTTTGACCGGAGCAATTTGTACCAGCGGTCGCTGGCCAGATATGTAAACAATAAGAAGATTTTCAAAAAGTGCACGTGGAAGGATTATCGGAAGCGGGTTTTGGAGTCAGAACGGGCGGGCCACGGATGGACGAAAGCCAGACACTGATTTGTTTTTATTGGATGCTTGGCAAAGGCCTAGCCGGGCACCGCACCGCGGGGCGCGGCATCGCACAGCAAAGGCGCTGCTCCGCTAAGCATTGCCTTGCGGGGCAAAGCAAAGCAAAGGCAAAGGCTTGGCGGCCGGCTGGAATTTCAGGCCGGCCGCCAGGAACAATTGGAAATGTTGAAATGAAAATGAAGGCAATATCGCTTCACCAGCCGTGGGCATCGATGATTGTTCAGGGGTCAAAGACCATCGAGACACGGACCTGGTATACAGAGCACGTGGGGGATCTGCTGATAGTCTCGACTCAAAAACCGGAGCTGCCCGGGTTTCTTTGTGGATATGCATTGTGTGTGGTGAATCTTATCGATTGCAGAAAGATGACTATTGAGGATCAGAGCGGCGCTCGGGTTAAATGGCGGGATGATCTGTGGGCATGGGTATTGAATGATATAAGGCCGGTCATCGAGCCGTTCAGGGTCCGGGGATATCAGGGAATTTATGAGTTGGAAGTCGAGGATTGAGTCATCAAAAAGTTAAGGAGAAAAAAGTATGTACTATGACATAGTAATCATTCAAGAATCAGGAAGCATTTATTCCTGGGCTCTGAGACAAGTCGCTCCTTATAAAGTAATAGCGACTTCTCAGCTTATCGGAGAAAAATATCTTGTAGAAAATGAAGCAAACGAAATAGCTAACCGGTTTGGCCTTGTTGTTTTTGTAGAGGAGAAATAAAAATGCAGGAAACGTTTTTTGATGAAGCCGGCTCGACGAATTGCGAAAGGTGCGGGGCTCAGCTCAAGGTGGATGCGGTGCCGGGCTCAAAGGCGAAGATGCTTCGCCGCTCGAAGGAGGCGAAAGGTCTTTGTGTCAACTGTGCGGTCCACGACTGGCTAAGGCATACGTACCCGCCGAATATTCTTCTTGCCCAGTCAGGTCCGAAGGTTTTGCTGTTTCCGCATATACAAGAGCAGTTCACGGAGATTATGCGAATTGGTTTCGCCGATGCCAAACCTGATGAGATTGATTGGCAAAGGATAGTCGATAACTGGGAGCTGCCGTTCCCGTCTAAGATGAAGCCGAGTGCCGCGAACCCGTGCAGCCAGGAAGAAATTGATGAGATTGCGGCCGGGAAGCGGCCAGGCCTTGGTAGCCCATCTAAAGCTGCACAGATGCTTCTCGATTGCAAGGGGGACATTACAAATTATGAACAGTTAAATAAATTATCGCCGGGCCTCGGCGACGAACTGAGAAAATGCTTGAGGGCGAAATGAAACTTAACAAAGATATTTTTTTGTTGCGAAACCGGATAGTGAACAGTTTCTGCATCCCGCCTCGACATACCCCGCTGCTTGCGAGTGATATAGCCGACCACAAGTGCCAGATTGAGAAGGTTTACAAGGGGATGCTCAGGGAGGTTTGCGTGGTTGATGAATGTTGTTGGCGATTCGAAAGAATATTCGGGTGGAATTGGAATTGAGGCCACAATGAAAAAGGGACTCTATAAATACAGCTGGGGCAATAACTTAAAACGACAAACCATGAAGGGTAGAACGTGCAGGATGTTAGCCCGGGCCAGGAAAATGAACAGCTGCATGATTGAGTTTATCGATAACGGTCAGCGGGAATGCGTAAGCAGGTTTGCTGTGAGGAAGATTAAAAATGGCTAAGAAAAAAACAGGCACAAAAGAATGGGCTGAAACTAACGTGAACATTCAGCTCGGCTGTGAGCATGGCTGCCGGTATTGTTATGCCCGTTATGCTGCAGTCAAGTGGCATAAATTGTGCACGGCCGAGCAATGGAAGGACCCGGTAATTATACGATCGAAAGTTAAAAGGTCATTTTTGAAAAGGGCGGGCATTGTGATGTTCCCATCGACACACGATGTAACGATGCTGAATCTCTCGGAGTCTATTTGTGTGCTGAGTAAACTTTTGGATGCCGGCAACAAGGTCCTGCTGGTCAGCAAGCCGCACTTAGATTGCATCACGGCTATCTGTGATTCTTTTCAGGGATATCGAAAGCAGCTGAGTTTCAGATTTACAATCGGTTCTATGGACCCCTGGGTATTAGCTTTTTGGGAGCCGGCCGCCCCATGTTTCAAGGAAAGATTGCAATGCCTGATATGTGCCTATTCCGAAAGATATCACACGTCCGTAAGCTGTGAGCCACTTCTCGAACCTGGGCTTAATGAGGTGATTGGTCTGTTTGAGGAGTTAAAGCCATACATCACTGACAGTTTATGGTTCGGCAAGCTCAGGGAATTCGACAAACGTGTTGATATGGACAAAGTGACATCCGAGGAAGAGGAGAGATTCGTTAACCCGTTAAAGAAGGCCCAGTCTGATCAAGCTATTTGGGCACTCTATAATCACTACAATCAGCTGCAAAAGGAGCGGATTGTCAAATGGAAGGATTCAATTCGGGAGATTATCGAGACATGAAAGTTGAAGATGCTCTGAAATTAGAAAGCGGGCAAAAGGTGATCCACCGAAGGTATGGAGTCTGTATCGTGAAAGAGGTAATGACAGGGTATGGTGGAGAGTTATTTGGGGTGGTGATAAGGCCCGACAATAAAAACGGCCGGGCTTTGTTATTGCGGGATAGCGGTTTGGATGCCGATATGCTGGAGGATCAGACAAGGAATCTCTCGAGCGAGAAGGCCCCGCCCGAACCCGGCGAAAAACCCATCGACCATTTAACTGCCTGGGGGACATCAGAAGAGGATATGCCCCAGCCAGAACACAAGAACCATTTCAGCCAATTCAATGAGAAAGTGGAAGATGATATATGTTGACGAGTTAACGGTTTGCATACGAAGCAAGAAATGGCCTTATAGACAGGCGTGTCACATGATGGCTGATTCCGTAGAGGAGCTGCATTACTTTGCCGGGCGGATGGGATTGATGAGGTCATGGTTTCAAAGAGGATCACTGCCTCACTACGACTTGACAAAGGGAATGCGGTTATTGGCCGTCAAGTTCGGCGCCATCGAAATTGACAAAAAAAAGTTTGTTGAACTTATGAGAAAGTACCGGTCAAGGAGAGCCGGACATTAATCACTATTTTTTAGAAAGGAGTCACAAAATGAAAAAGGAATTGTTTGTTGTAATGTTGTTGGTGTGCTTTTGCTGTACGGGCTGTGAATTTGTATCCGGCCTGGGCGCAGGGGCCGCGGGCCAGGAGACGCTCCAATCGTGGAAGGCGAATCTCGAAGAGCAGAAAACCGCCCTGGAAGAACAGTATAAGGCGGCGTTCGCCGAGCTTGAATCGGCCCCGGATCCGAATGCTGTTATTTTGGCGACAAAGAAGCTGGAGGAAATTCAAAGGGTACAAATCGGTATTGATGCTTCTTTGCTGACGGTGAAAACATTGTTGGAATTGCCCGAGGCAAGCGGCAAGGAAGGACGAACGGATGTGCTTGTTTCCTCGCTGTTGGGAGCTGGAGTTATCGCATTGCGAGAATGGCAGAAGCGAAATCTCGCTAAAAAGTATTTGTCGATGAAGGTAGGTAAGGCCAACTTCGAAGCTGACGAGCCTGAGGCCGGCAAAAAATTGCATAAGGCGATTGGTATAGCACGGATAGACCGAGGGCTTTCAGTGTAGCAAAGGCGTAGCTGGACGTGGCATGGCTCCGCCCAGCAAAGCAAAGGCGGGGCATTACGCGGCGGTGCGGGGCATGGCTCCGCCCAGCAAAGCAAAGGCATGGCTCCGCCTGAGTATGGGTAGTTATGCCCCGCCCGCGGGATGTAGCGGGCGGGGCTGGGACAAGTTAAAAAAGCATATTAAGAAATGGAGTTCGATTATGCAAGCTTTTAGAATCACAAACTGGTGGAGATTTGAGATGTTGAAGAACGGAAAACTCGCAACGGCAAAGACGAAGATGCAATCACTGAGGATAAAACCTTTGGTCTATGTCAGGTTTCCAGTCCATGGGCATACTTTGAGTGCGAATTACCGGCGAATGGTAAAAAGGGCGGGGCCTGAGCTGGCGGCGGCTTGTGATGGACTGTATAAGATGCTGGTAGGGCTTGCCGGTAACCAGGTCAGGGAATATCGTGGATGGGTCCTTGATGACCGGCAGCGGCCTTTGAATTCGGGCGAGGTGGCGGAGCTTTTGTGCTTATCGGAGAGGAAAGTAAGCCAGATATTAGAAATTTTGACGGATTTTGAAGTGAAATTGGTCGAATTTTTGGAGTTTCCTGAGGCTCTCCATAAGTCTTTGAACAGCAGTGATTTATCAAGCGGATCCCAAATTAAGAAATCTGGGAATAATCGGGAAAATTTAGGAAAAAAAGGGATCCCCTTTATCGAAACCGAAACCGAAGCGGTTTCTAGAAATTTAAATCGAAACGGTTTCGTATCCGAAACCGAAGAGGGGGGTGTTAGGGAAAAATCGGGAATAGCGGAATCCCAGGGAGCCGGGGGCGGGGTGAAAAATGTGGAGCCCCAGGCCCTGCCCGCGTCCCAGGCTTCGGTTTCGGGTTCGGATACGGCTCCGGTCCCGGTTTCGGCTTCGGAAAAACTTTCGGTTCCGGCTTCGGATTCGGCCACGGTTCCGGATTCGGTTTCTCAGCCTGGGACGCGGGCAGGGCCTGGGGCTGATGGTCCGGGGCATTTGTCCAAACAGAAAATATTTGATATTATGCGGGAACGTTGTCAGGCGGAACTCAAAGCGGCGCAAATTCTCAAACTCAACCCGCGTAACAAATCAGACTCTACGACTATCTCTGACATTTACTCTCAGCTTGCGCAGCGTCTTATCGGTGGTAGCCCATACACATTATTTGAATCGTCACTCGCCACGGCCAGTCAATGTTGGCGGGGTGACAAACCAATTGCGATATTTGTCGCCGCAATGAAAAAGCCGCCTTTCTACTATGTTCCAAAAAAGTTAAGTGTAATCCCGGGTAAATTTACCCAGGCCATAAATACCAGTAGAAAATCTTAAGAAAGGAGAACACAAAATGAGTAGTCAAACTTTACAACAAATGTCGATCGACAGCATTGTGCCGAGCAAGGACAATGCCCGTCACATCGACCAGAAGTCCGAGAGTTTTCTGGAGCTGGTGAACAGCATCGAGGCCGGCGGTGTCCAGATACCGATCCACGTCTGGCCCCATCCGAAAAGGAAAGATAAGTATGAGATCCGTGCCGGTGAACGTAGATGGCGGGCGTGCAAAAGCCTGAAACACAAAACCATCCCGGCAATCGTTCACCGGGGAATTAGTATTCAAGTCGCTATGACTTTGACGATCACCGAGAACAAATTTCGACAGAAACTTACGCCCCTCGAGGAGGTTGAGGAGATAGCCCGCTGCATGGACCATCTCGACTCCGATGCGAAGCTCATAGCCGGTTTGATCGGACAAACTGAGCAGTGGGTCAGGCTGCGGGCAAACATTCACAGGAACTTGTCGCAGGGATGGCGCAAGGCATTTCCTGATATGGTCCGGTTTATGTTTTTTAAGAAGTGGTCGATTGGACATCTCACTTTGATTGCCCGGCTGCCACAGGTGGCTCAAAAGGAGCTGCTGGCGGAAATTGAAAAATATTATTGGCAATGGGAGGATGTTTCCGTGCAGGACCTGGATAAACGTATCGGTGGATCATTGATGCTGCTGATCAGGGCCAAGTGGAACCTTGACGATGATACGTTACTTCCGAAGGCCGGAGCGTGCTCGAAGTGCGTCAAACGAAGCGGTGCCGATCCGGTTTTATGGTACGGTGCGGCAAGTGAACAAATCAAAACGAAGGACCGCTGCCTGGACCTGCAATGCTGGGAGAATAAGATGCAAAGATATCTGCAGCAGCGTGCCAAGGAACTGTCGGGAAAGTATTCGGATCTTGCTTACATAGCCACACAAGATTTGACGGGCGATGTGAAAGCTAAGTTATCGGAACAATTCGGCCGGGTGTTCGATAGGAATGACGTCCAAAAGTCGACTAAGGGAGCCAAGGGAGCTGTCCCGGCGTTGGTGGTCAGCGGCGATGGAATGGGTAAGGTTACTTTTGTTAAGGAAAAACAATTTGCCAGGCCTGCAGGTGGTGGTGCAAAGCGGGCCGGCAGGGTGACTCCATTAAAAGAACGCCGGGCCGGGCTTAAAGCCAAGCGCTGGGCACAGGTCCTCATAGAGCTGCGGAAAAAAGTCGATGCGGCCGGCGTGGATCAGGTCATATACGCAGACAAGATAACGGGCATCATGGCTTTGGCCTCGCTTTACGGCAACGTGGCATGCTGGATGTTAGAAACCCCGTCGAGAGAGCGGAACCTGGGCTCAACAGATAAGGAGCTCCAAAAACAAATCGATAACCTTGTTAAGGAAGCCAGGGGCTCTGGTATCGCTGCAGGACGCGAAAAGGCCTTGAAACTTCTGTGGGCCAGTGTAAAGCCGACGCTCAAAAATCTTTTGTCTTATGGCGGCCCGGCTTCACAAACATCGGGATATTGCATCCTTAGTGCCAGGTGGGTCGCTAAGCTGATCCAGGTCGATATCGATAAGCTGTTCGTTCAAGTATCAGCAATGAAAGGATTCTCCGAGCCCAAATCATGGAAGGACATGAATGAGGATGGCACTCTGAAGGCCAAGAAAGTCAAAAAGGGCAAATCGAACATGAAGAAAAAAGTTGAAACTGAGGAGGTGAAGTTCGAGAAGGCCAAGAAGGCCAAGGAAGCCAGAAAAAAGAAACCGGCGTAAATTGCAGCATGGCACTAAAATTTAATATACCTCTATGTCACCTGGCATGGTTTGAGACGAGCCCGGATACCGAGGACCCGGACTGCATTTGCTCATATTGCGGTTTTGTGATCCTGGAAGATGAGGTCCCGGTACGATTGGTCGGCGAAAGTGGTAAACTCGAGATAAGGCTGCATTCTGATTGCTTAAAATTATTGACGAAGTAACTGACTTTTGGAAAGGAAAACAAAATGGCAAAGACCAGAATCTCAATTGAAACTACAATCACCAGTTATGCAAAGAAAAAAGGAAAAGACCGTTTCAGCCTGGGGCTCGGAATCGTGAAGCTTACCGGGAGCCAGAGAAATCAGCTTGATCCCATAATCGATGATGTATTGAAGGTTAAATTGGTGATCGAACCGGTCCAAGAGGATTTGCCCTTTAAGCAATAAAAACAATTTTTGGCCTGCTCAAAAAACAACAGGACTCGAGATGAGGTAACTTGAATCGAGATGAAATGAACTGAGCAGAAAGGAGGCGAACAGACAAGAAAACAACGCGAGAGGATTTGAAGAGAATCGAGATGATCGGAATGGATGCGACACGAACAGAAATGAAAACTTTTTTTTAAGGAGAACCCAAATGTACGAATTGAAATGCACAATCGAAGGGCTGGTCGAAGTTTTATATAACCGGCCGCCTATGGAAATCCCGGGTGGAAGAGCACCTAAAAAACGACAGACGAACAGGGAGGCATTGCTGAAAGAAAAGATTTACGTGGATAGGAAAGGTGTTTATATGCCTGTCGATAACATCGAGATGATGCTGATAGGAAGTACGGCCAGGACAGGTGCGGCCAAGATTCTTGGCAGTTATATCGAGACCAACAAAGGAACGGAATATACGAACTTTTGCAAAGGTTGTATATGGATTACCGCGCTGGATGGAAGTAAAAAACTATACTGGCAGCCGAATAGAAAAACCTGGGACGGCACCGATGTTAGGTCTTTTCCTGATAAAAGCCAGCAAAGGCATACCGCGGAAAGGCCCATGATAAAAACACCCTGGAAGCTGACTTTCGTTATCCACGTCACCGAGGACACATGGTCACCGGATATGGTAAAAAGGTTTTTCGATGTGGCCGGCATGCGGGTGGGACTTGGCTCTTATGGTCCCAAGTTCGGACGGTTCCTGGTTAAGGAGTTCGTAGATTTGAGAGATGGTACAGACCATGCAAAACAACCCGGGAAAAAGAGTAAAAAGAAAGCCAGCTGATTCGATGGGAGGTGAGACGAATCGACTTAAGCCGAAGTGACAAGAGACGATGCGAAAAGAAAACAACCTGAACCGAGACGAAGAGAGACAAGGTGATTTGATGTGATTCGAGACGAAACGAAAACAACGTGAGATGAGTGGACCTGATTGGAAGCGATTGGACAAGATGCGAAAAGAAAACAACATAACCGGATTTGACAGGAGGTGATTCGATTTGAACCGAGAGGACAAGACGCGAATAGAAAACAACGAGAGTAGATCGGAGGCGATATGATCGGAGTGGACAAGACGCGAACAGAAAATAATACGATATGAGCAGAAATGAGTTGATGAGAACAGAATCAACATGAGATGACGAGCGAAGAAAACAAGCTGATTCGAGAGGATTTGAATCGAGGTAAAGTGAAAGGACAGGACGCGAAAAGAAAACAACGTGAGAGGATTGGAGGTGATGTGATTCGAGCGGATCTGAGTTGATGGAAGATGACCAGATGTGAAAAGAAAACAAGCTGAGAGGATTGGATTTGATCGGATATGAATGGAAAAGAGCTGACGCGAGACGACGCGAAAAGAAAACAAAGTGATTTGAGATAAGTCGAAGGGAGACGACATGAGCTGAACGGACAAGACGTGAAGAGAAAACAACTGGACAAGAATCGAGAAGATTCGAGGGGAGACGAGATGATTCGAGGTGACAAGACGTGAAGAGAAAACAACTGGACAAGAATCGAGAAGATTCGAGGGGAGACGAGATGATTCGAGGTGACAAGATGCGAAAAGAAAACAAGATGATGTGAGATGACGGGCACCGAGGTGATTTGAGCCGAAGTGACAAGAGACGATGCGAAAAGAAAACAACAGGAGCTGATTCGAGGTGAGGTGATATGATTGGATTGGAGACGAACGGACAAGATGCGAAAAGAAAACAACACAACACGACGCGACCCGATCAGAGCCGAGACGATTTGAGCCGCGCAGACTTGACGCGAAGAGAAAACAATGTGAGATGAAATGAGTTGATTCGAGCGGAACAGAAGTGATGGGACATGACGCGAAATGAAAACAAGCAGAGAAGAGCCGAGAGGACATGAATAGAATGGACGTGACGCGAAAAGAAAACAAAAAGAAAACAGTAGACGTGAATCGAAGTGATACGAGTAAATGAGAAAGGAAATGACATGAGTACGTTAGATGTAAGTGAGTCGAAGGCCACAAAACTTGATGAGATGGAACACAGTGCGTTGGATATTCTGAATAGTTTTTTCAAGGGCAAACGGGCTTTCGGCGATGAGGTAAAGCTTGCCATGCAAAGTCTGAATGTGGTTGCGAAGAACCGTCAGACCTTGACGGCCAGGGAAGGAATGAGGTTCAGTATGGTATCGGCAATCACTGATGATCCGAAGGCATTGAAGAAATATGTCAATGCTACCAGCCCTGAAATCGGCAAATTACTTCCGGGCAAACCTTAGCCTCCAGCGGCGCTTGCAAAGCAAAGCGTTGCACAGCAAAGACTTGGCGGCCGGTTCTTTTAACGTGGCTCTTGCCAGGACCATGGGATTTTGGGCCGGCAGCTGTGCGACTTTACATTTGTAAGTGACCTGTCTGTCATAGTTTAGGGTGTTATTGGTCATGTTAATCAGTTGTTTTCTAATAATAAATGGGTCCTTTCCAGGCTTTAAAGTCTTGCGGATAAATGCAT